TTAATGTTGTGTCAGCGCTGCTCTTCGATCCTGTCCAGTTCCATGAAATAGGTTTGCATTCTTTCCTGCCGCTCTCCCTTCAAAAACAGCGTCACAATCCTCACGTTTCATTTTATGTTTTCTTCCTTGTATAGCTGTTAACGCATCACCACGCTTGCCAATAAACTGGTCAATCATTTCAGCTTGCTCTTCTGACATTGCAAGCTTTGAGACCTTGCTGTACACGCTATTAACCCATGCTTCAGCGAATAGGTCAGCCTTGCGAATTTTGTTGGCTCGCTTATAACGGCTCAATGTCTTCTGATAAACAGCACGGTCTTTAGTAAGTTGGCGGTAAAGTACTTCATAACAATATGAGGCAATCTCTGGTTGAGAGTCAAAACCAATAAACTCTATGCGAGTAAACTCAAATCCCTCGTGATAGATAGGCCTCACAGAAAAGGCCGATGAAATCAAATGTACGAGCATGTGATTGTAGCGAGGTGGGTTCTTGCTCTTTCCTGCATTAGCTGTAGCTGTTTCTACATTAGATAGACGAACCTCATCATGACTAATGCCATGTTTTTTCATCAATGCTTGAGCCTGTCTAAGTGCTGATGCCGCTTCATGTTCATTTGAAGAGCCAGCCATAGCCATGCATTTTTTTATCTTATCTAAGATTCTGTCATTTTCACTCATCGTTTTCTCCTGTTTCTTCCAGTTCTTCTTTAACTTTCTCCCAGCATGCCGGACAGTAGTGAAACTCGTAGTTATCAGGATCTTGTTGCCAATCCTCTAATTCTCGTTCTACTGAGAAGTGATGAGGGTCGTCTATGTCAAACTCATTCCAACATCCGTCCCCGTCACAGCTTATAGTTGCTTTTAATGTCATAGCTTTTCTCCTGTTGTTTTAAGATTTTATAGATGGTTCTAACGTGCATTTTGTGCGTGATCGCTAACTGCTTGTGGTTGTTGCCAGTAAACTCATCACGGATTTGTTTGTGTGTTTCTTGGGTGGTTTTCTTGATGTTCTTTGCTACATATAAATGTAGGCCCTGCCAGCGTTCAGCGAATGCATCGGCGGATGCTAGGGCCTTTTCATTGGCGGTGTCTGGGTCGACGCCGCATGAAATCAGTTCATCAGCAACATGTGATGCCAGATCAGATAAAAACTCACTGCGTAGTGCTTTCATCTTTGACATCGCTGTTGTTTATGCCTCGTAAGAATAGAATTGGTCGATCAATGCTTTTAGCGTGCGACGATTACGCTGCCAGCCTTTCTTTAACTGTGCGGTGTACTTCTTTTCAAACTGCTCAACTGTCATGTCATGTTTTGCTATGACGGTCGTGAATCGGTTGAGCAAATAACGTTTCTCTTGCTCAACGGCCAGTGCAGCAATAACAGCACGCAAGCTTTTCTCGTCACGAACCCATGCCATTTTCTCAATGCCTGTTTGGCGCTTTGCGATAGATTCCGCATAGGCCCAAGGCAACTGCATGTCTGCCAACAGAGCTTCAATCTTGGTGATCATTTCAGGCATAGTGGCGAAATTATGTGGCTTTCCAGGATGTGTTTTCTTTTGTTTAGGTTTGAATCCCAGCTTCTGAAAGCGGTCTAGCAATTCGCCTTTCTCAGTTTCCGTTAGATCTTTTGCGCTTTGTTTGCCGAACATATCGTTAAGCAGGATGCGGTACGAGTCGTCACACATCCCGAGCGCCTTTTTACCGATTTGTATTGCGGCTAGTCTGTTGGCCATGTAATCCAAACTCCCCATAGGTTATGACCAGCCTCGCTTTGCACCTCAACGTATTGATAGAGTTCAGCTGGTAATGGTTGGTCTATTTTGATTTGTGCACCGTCGGCATTCGCTCGAATGGCGACGATGCGGATATCTAACATTTCTAACGTTTTGGTTATGCCCGCCACTTGGGACATTATTATTTGCATCATGATTAGCTGCTCATCAGTACCCAGCCACTACGCTGAATAGACGCGACATAAGCCGCGTTTCGCTTACAAACTCGCAATGTCTAATGAAATGGGGCGGTAGTTATCCGACTCGCCAACACGTTCATACAGTCGAACATAAACGGCGGTACCAACACTCTGGAGCGCATCCTTTAGGGCATTCATTGCTCGTGTCCATTCCTCATCGTCAATATCCATTCTCATCAAATCCAAGACCTTGCCAGTCTTAATTTCGCCCTTGGTATTGGTTCGGAACGCCTGAGAAACAACGGCCTTGATGTTGATGTTTGCCCCTTCGCTCCAGCGCTCTAGGCATGAATCAATCAGTGCCTTAGCCGCTTCAATCTCTTCGGTGAACGCCACTACTTCACGATACTGGCGAGTGACTTTGTAGCGCCCATCAAACGACAGCAGCGACACATTGCCTTTTTTGCCGCCTAGATTGACCCCGTATCGATCGCCCGCCACCGTGACTAAATCGCGGATTTCAGTCAGCGCCTCCTCTTTAAATGCCGTGAGCGCATCGTGTAGAGACAGCGCCTTAGCTGTTAGTGTGTTTACCAGGTCATCTCGCAGTAGATCCTGTTCTTTAATGTTGGCCTCTGGCACTAGGTGCCCAGCGGCGTTGCGTTTGTAGCCTTCCGGCACTGGATTAATGTGTTGTGTGTTCATGCTTCTTTTCCCTCTCTTGTAAAATAACTAATGCGCGTTTCGTTGCTTCTGGCACCAGTGCGGGCAACATCATTTTGCCGAGTGTTTCCCCAATCATTTTGGTAACCAGTAATTCCAAGTCGCTACCGCTGTTTCTCTCATGCTTCATTACGATGCATATTTCATCTTCAGCGCTGTGTTCTAGTGTTATGGTCAATGTCGTTGCCATCAGTTAGCTCCCTTAACTTTTTTTGCCAGCTCAATGCTGTTCGTGCATTCGTTCTCAATACGACGCAACGACCCGATAACCTCGTCCCAATTGGTATTTGCTTTCAGCAGTTGCTCTCGAATGGCGTTGGTGTGATGCACCAACAGGCCGTGTGTTACTTCCAAATCAGCTTTCTTAGCGATGGCCATGACGAACCTCCAGTGGTGTATTGTTTTTAATCGCGCTTCTAAATGGTGCGGCACATTGAGGGCAAAAATCTTGTGATGTCAGACTATTGATCATCCATCCAGCCTCTTTTAGATCACAACGCAGGTCATGAACTAAAAATGAGTCGCCGTCTTTAAACTCAACCGTCGCATTGCACCCCACGCCGTCGCATTTCACCTGTGCTGTAAAAGCCATCTCACACCTCCCGAATCAGATCAGCGTTTAGGCGAGGGATGCCCAGCTCAGCCGCTTCATTAAATGCGGCGGTTAGCACGTTATGAACAGCCAACGGGTATAGCACCGAATAGTTACCACGGCCCGACAGCTTCACGCGCAACGCATCAATGGCGCTTTCGTCCATCACATCCGCTAGCGTCTTGTTTGCTAGGTTCATGCGGTGGTTTAGATAGTTCTCTAGCTCCAAATCCAATGGGCGCAAATGCACTAGCTCGCAGCGCTGGACGACTTCACGAACCGATGGGTTACGTTCGTCCAGTTTTTCAGCCAGCTCTGTTTGACCGACCAACACGATGCCTAACAACTTGGAAAAGCCATCTTCTAACTCAAAAAAGCGTTTCAGGTGTTTCAGTGTGGGGATCGGTAAGCCGTGGGCCTCCTCAATTACCAGCAAATGGCGGTTACCAGCTCGGTAGCTTTGGCGTAACGCCTCATGGACTTGACGAAACTTCGCTTCAGGCGAGCGTTTAACATTCTCACGTGGAGCCAATGCCGCCATGATGGCCTCAGCAATATGGCTGGATTTCAACGTTTTGCCTTTTATGTCGTTGTCTTCCATGCCCAATACATAAGGCTCAATGGTGATGATTTGCTGATGCTCGCGAGAAATCCACTCAGCCAAGTCACGGCGTAGGGTTGATTTGCCCGCGCCAGACTCGCCAACAACCGCCAAAAATCCGCCATGTTTGGCCGTTTGGCGCATGGCCTCACGCACATAACGAGCGTCAGGCGTCAGATAGACCTCTTCCTGGCTGCGTACTTCAGCGAATGGGTCTCGCGCTAGATTAAATGCACGACGTGCTGCTTGCGTTAAACGGTGTTTCTTCAGTAACATAACTTCCTCCTCGGAAATGCCTGTGGCTTGGTCGTTATTAGGCATTTCGGTTGAGTCAGCGGCCTCAAAAGCCGCTGACATTTCTGCTTCTCCCACACCGTTTTGGCGTAAGAATCCAATTATTTTTAACTTGATCTGATCCGCGCTTTTTGTAGGCCATTGATCATGATTAATGATTTGACTCACAGCGGCAGGCGATAGGTTTAACTCTCGCGCCAACACGCTTTGCTTTATTCCTGCATTCCCTAGCAATGTTTTTAAATTCAAAACCTTCATCGGCTGCCTCCCACTGCTTTGAGTGTTGTGGTTTGTGGCTTGGTTAACTGTTCGGCAATGGCATCCAAAAGATCTTCTTGAACGCCATTTGGATAGCGCTGCATCAGCCAGCTGTAATGCTCTGGCGTCCAATCTGCTCCCATGCGTGTGCGCAATGCTTTGGCCGCTTGTGCATGATTAAGCGGTGCAATTTCGACTTTTGGCGCTTTCAATGAATGCTCCTGGCCACGGCGCGGCATGTACGTCGGTTGCTCGGTATCCAGCTCGCGGTACGGGTTGAATTCACCATCCAACGGCAAAGCCTTCTGTTTGCGCGTCGCTTCTGCCTCAACGTTTGACTGTGTCCCCGTCATGCGCTGTTCCACTTCGTCACGGTTCTGATCGGCTACCGTTGGCGCTGGTGTTTTATAGCCCTCGCCATACACTGGCGCGGCTTCTTCAAATCCAAACTCGTTGGTTTGAATAACAGGGCAAATGATGATTTTCTCTTCACCCTCCAAATCCGTAACGTGTACCTGAACGGAATCAGTGCGCCACTTGTTGAATGTCACATTGAGTTTTTCACCCACCATCACACCAGGCACATGCGCCACATCGTATTTTTGACCGTCCCAATTGACCTGTAATTTCGTTGAAACCACTCGACTCTCCGGTGTCGCCACGGCCAATGCTCGGCAAACCTCAACACTTGGCGCTTTGATTAACTGATCGGCTTTGATCTTTAACCAGCACGCTGTGCGCGTCATGCCGTGGCGTGCATGTCTGCGCTTGGCGTTGTAATAGATGCGCCATTTAGCAGCCAAGGCGTTTAGACCATTCAGATCAGCCACAGGCTGGAATTTCAAACCCGCTTCAAACGAACGCTCTATAATGTTCCGCGCGTTTTCCACTTGCCCCGTCGCACGAGCATTACCCGCCTTGTGAGCAATGGCCTGAATGTCGAGTTGCTTACATAGATTTTTGGTCATGGCGCTGGTGTTAGCAGAGCCCGGATCCATGTAGAGAATCTTTGGCACACCGTGCAACACATCGCCGTTGCTGCGTTCCTGCATCGCATTGATCAATACAGAACACAGGTTTTCGGCAGACTCAGCGCCCATCACGTATTCGACATAGATCCAACCACTGGTGTGATCCGTAATCTCATAAGACCAAACACGATCAGCCATGATTTTTTGCAGGTTTTTCGGTTTGTTCTTGTAGAACTCATCGTGTGCCATGCACTGCAAACCGTTAGACGCACCCTTGAGCGGTTTGAGGTAATACAGCACACACAATGACGCATCGATCTGCCAAACATGGTTTGGGTGCAAACTCTTCACACTAGAATGCGCTGTCGGGCGCAACAGCTGGTCAGGGTGCAGCCTGTGTTCACGCAATGCTCTGTGTATTGCCGACTCAGACAGCGCTACCAACTCCCCCGTGTTTTTGTCGATGCGTTCCGCGAGGATCTTGCCATCCGCTCGTAACGCTTCCACTGTATCGATCAGGCTGTAGAGACGCTTGCCGTTTTTACGGATCTTTTCCATCATCACACCAGAGATCAGTATCGCCTCGTCACGCGTCAGTTCAGTAGAGCCCTTATCAGACCGCTGTTTACGATCGCTTTTTCCCATCAGCTGCAATTTGTATCGATGAAAAGTGTGAATGCTGATATTCAGCGTTTCACACGCCTTGTTATAAATGCTTTGACGCTCCCCATGCTGCGCGACTTTTGCGGCCTTTAGGGCGTTCGTCATCACCTCGATTTCAACAGGAGCCAACATGGTTTACGCCTCTTTCGCAGTTGGAACGAATTCATCGTCAACGAAATCAAACTGCTCTTCGCCCGCGGTGTCGTCTAGCCATGCCAACTCGTCACCATCTACGTCGTCCGGCAAACCAAACTCCTCACGCAATCCAATGATTTGCAGTTCGATTTGCTTGAGCTGCACCGCCATAAAGGCGCGATGGTCTATGCCTGTTTCCTCAGATGATCTAGTCAGCAGTTCAAAGCCCGCGCGTAGCTTGCCCATCAGCGGCACTTCCGCTTCATAGGTGGCTTCACTCACTTCGGCACGCAGCTCTTTCACCGACTCGGTAACGGGCATGGCCTGTATGCGTCTGCGGGTCTTTTCTAACTCCAAGCGGGTCTCTGTCAGCTCCATGCTTTTTTTGTTTAGCACTTCGCTTTGGGCTTCATAATCCGCTTGGGTGTTGTTTAGTTGCTTGGTCAGTTCTTCCTTCTCTTTACTGTGTTTAACAAAGATGTCCTCGGCCAATTCAAGGAAGCTTTCTTTATCGCCTTCCTTCGCCACGCTGATCAGCGCTTCTTTTTGGTCCGCTGGAAGCTTTCGGAACTGGCGCATTTCGCGGTAGCCAATGCCCATGCGGCTCATAGACTCAAGGGCCTCTTCACCGAAGTTTTGAAGATTGTTGATATCCTCGTTTACTTTTCCTGCCGAGGTGCCTAGAAGCTTGCAGAACTCCTCCCAAGAACCCGTTAAACCGTGACCGTCGAGGTCTTTCATTCCCGCAAGAGCGCGGTATAGCTTGTTTTCTTTGACAAAAGCCATTTTTGAAACCGCGACAGTCGAGGTGAACTTGGCTATTGAGTCGGCCATTTGTGCTTGGCCGAGCAGCTGGTTAACAATGTCACGCTCCTCGCTGTAAGAGCTTTGCAAGCTCGCCGCTTGGTTCTGTAGGTCTGTCATCGCGTTATCGAATTCACTCATTTCTTACTCCCCAAAGCTGCTTGAACTAGAGCTGCTAGAGCTCGAAGAAGATGAGCCACCATAACTGCTAGAGCTGTCGCCCCAGCCAGAGTTAGAATGACCGCGAGTGCTCGCGTGCGAATTGCTTTCAACGGCACTGTCTAATAGAGCGGCGTTGATTAATGTGTTATTTGAATCAGAAGGCAAAATTCTACTTTGGCGGCGTGATAGTTCTTCTCGACGACGGGATTGCTCTTCTAGATAAATGCGCTCTTCTTTTTCACGTTCTTCACGTTTTTTTCGTAGATTAAATGGCCAAATGTTTAACATCTTGATCTCCTAATTAGTTGAATATGCTTAGTGGCGGCTAGCGGCCATGACGCGTTGGTTGAGTTCGTTAATACGGTCGCTAGCGTGTGCCATTTCATTGGCGTGGGCCTGGGCGATCTCCAGTGTTTTCACACTCAACGCATAGCGTCCGTTACTCAGTTGAGTGGCCATGCCCGCGTCTATGAGTGTGGCTAGGCAGCGTGTCACTGTTGGGGCTGGCATGTTCAGTTGTTTGGCAATATCGCCATTGCTCAACCCACTTAGCGTGTGACCTTTCAGTGCCTTCATGACGTTTAAAACCTTGATGGCGCTAGAGCCAATAGATGAAGATTTCTTATCCATGATTGATCTCCTACGCGCTGCGACGCAGCAAGCTTGGTTTGCGAGGGAATAGCTCATCTCGTGGCTCTTCAATCAATGTGGCGATGAATTCTTCAATGCGTTCTGAATGGCTGCGTTTGTTGATGACATGAGAAACAGACGACTGAGAAACCTCCAGATTTTCTGCAATCATGGCCGCAGTCATGCCCTTCATTCGAATTGCTGCTTTAATTTGTTCTGGGTGCATGGTTTAATCCTCTTTAGTCAAGTAGTTGAGCTTTGCTAGGTGGTCACTAGCTTAGGTTTAATAATAGTACGGATATCCGTACCTTTCAATATTTTTTGCACGGATTTTGTATAATGTCATCTATTGGAGAGAGGCTCAAAGAAGAAAGAGAGCGTCTAGGGCTTACGTTGGTTGCGTTTGCGGAGCTTTCAGGTTCAAAAAAAAATACTGTTATTGACTGGCAGAAAGATGCTTCTAGTCCACCATTAGCAAAATTATCTGCGTTAGAAAAAATAGGTTTAGACATTATTTATATAATTACAGGAAATCGTCAGGAGCTTCCTGAATCAATACCAGCAGATGAGCAATTATTGCTTGATACATACCGTTCACTACCTATCGCGAAACGCCGCGAAATGCTGGCGTCTTTATTGACTGGCGATACTCCAAAGGCAAGTAAAGTTAAGGGAGGAAAAGGTGGTGTAATACAGGGTAATGGCAATATTCAAGTTGGCGGTATAACCAGATAATCAAAAAGCGCTAAAGGTCAGGAACCACAGCGCTAAGCAAGGGAAAGATGGAACGCAGTATGCAAATTGATGGTAACAACAACATTCAAGTCAATGGCAACCTCAGCCTCAATGTTTCGGGTGATCTTCCCGTGTCTAAAAAAACGCTCAAGAAACTGATCCGTAAGGAACTTGAGAATATTCTTTTAAAAAAAATCAAAACAAAAAAAGTAACATACCTAAAAAACCTGAAAGCCCCTGAATCCCTATTTATAGAGCCTGGCAGTGTCACGAATTTAATTGACAATTTAGAGCCCAGAATTCAAAAAAACGATATTTTGTATATGAAAGCGTACACAGATCAGCTGATTGCAATGCAAAACGAGCAGCAATTTCTAAAAAAAATAGCCTAGAAAAAGACCAGATCAAACAAACTCACGGAAGGAAAAAACAATGAACAAAAACATTCTACTAGCCACAGCATTTATGTCATTGGTACTCACTGGCTGTGCCAGCATGAAAATGGCACCAGCAGATGCACCCGCTGAATTTACCTACGACTACACACTCGAAGGCAAATCAAAAGACGAGCTTTATGACGTTGCTGTTTACTATTTTGCAGAGAAGTACAACAACTCGGGTAGCGTTGTACGAGTGTCCTATAAAGAGAATGGCATCATTTATGGTAAAGGAATCTCAACATGGAATTTGGTCGGTAACATCTGCAGTACCGCCCATGAGTTCCGCTTTGCCGCAAAAGATGGCAAGGCTCGACTACAATACGAATTGATTCGTTGTGTCCCATCTTCCAGTGCATGTGGATGGGATTGGCCAACAGAAAGCGGCTACCAAGAAGTCGTTTCTGAATTCAATGACTTCTCAGTAGGCTTAGAAAAAGCACTAAAAGCAGGCGAAACAAAACAAGGCTTTATGGATTTTTAAGACCCAGCAAAGGTAAGACCAATAGCTAAGAGGTATTTTCTCAAATTGGCTCATGGGCGAATGCCTGATCTAGATAAGCAATAAAACAATACTTCATTGGTCCGGGCTGTAGGCTTGACCTGAAAATTAAGCTAGGAGCTATTAATGAAAGTGAATTATTTTGCGTATTACATGATGCAAAACGCTACCCAGAGTAGAATAAAGTTCGATATACGCCCTTTATTGAAAGAGTTTTGCAGGTTTGATCAACCTAAGTTTAAAGCTAGTTTCAGGCATAACGATGAATATTTATATTTATTACCACACTTGCAGGATACATATCTTTTTGTAATTACAAGGAGCAACGAAGTGATTCGTAAGATAAACACCAACGACACTTCGATTGATGAAATTCACAATTTGTTACAGGCAAATGAGCACATAGGATTTGCTTCCTACGTTCTAATAAAGGATAACTTTATAGGCTACTGCTCAACCTCATTTGCTCCTAAGATGATACTCCTTACTCAATACATAAATGAGTTGTTAGAAAAACTCGGAATTATTAACTATAGCTTCCATGCACATCCTCTAACAGCTAGCGCAACAAAAAGCGAAGCAATCAATATGTCTTTTATTGGCAAAACTAGCATTGAAATAACACCTGAAAACGGTTTTTTCTCGCATGTGCTTGAACAACTTGGTGCTGATATTTCTTCACTTGAGGATATCGGAGGGTTAGAAATAACCATCAAGCCTTTACGAGGAAAAAACCTTAAAGAGCCTGTTACAGACGTTCTTAATTCACTTTCCGATGATGGTGTAAAGAAAATGATAACTAAGGCAAAAGGCGATATGTACCCACATTTGACAGATTTATATCTTGTTGGCCAGGGGGCTATAACCGATAATATAACTAAGAAGCAAGAAGAAGAGATTGCAACTGCACTTAACGATAAAGCTTCTAGCAACCGCAGAATGCAAAGACGCCTAATGGAGTTCCAAGACGATGCAAACTTCCAAGAGGATAGCTGTAATGATGTTCTTCGTTATCATAATGATAACGCCTGGGCCGATTTGCTATCTACTTTACAGGGCGCTGATTCTGTCAAACAGTAACTTCCAGGTTGGCTTGCTAAATCAAAATGCCAATTTGTCAGTTATTTTATCGACTTTTGCATTTACGATGCTTGGTTTTTTGGCTGCCGTTATCACTCTTATGTTTTCTTTTGCGAAATCTAGAGTGTTTCGGAAGTATAAAAACGGGGGTTACTTAGCTAACTTCTTTTTTATCTACTATTTTGCAATCGGGTGCTTGGTACTAACATTCTTTCTGGCGCTACTTGGGATTTCAGAAAGCGTAAGCCCTTGGTTCATTAGAGGAGCTGTGATGTCTAGTATTAACAATATGATTCAAATTTGTTTGTTGACAATCATCATTGTGAATTTGTGCAAAAGAGCAATAAGGGAGTAAATACTGCTAGTCATTTCTTGCTAAAAGAGGGTCCTGCTATAGCGCGACAATCTTTTGCCCCCTTTTTAAATCTTTAGCGAATCACTTCCCGTACAGTCTCCCCTTAGTGCAATTCACTGGGGGAAGCGTATGTCACATCAAGAGCATCAAAACGAGCTAGGCTTGGATCATGAATACGATCTGGACACTCTGCTGGCCAATATCGATACATTAGAATCTGATCCAAAGTTATGGCCTAAGACGCTGCATGATCTGATGTGCGTCATGGAATCCCAAATCAAACACCGTCATCCAGAGCACGCAAAGCAGGCGCATACATTGGCTCGTAGCAATGTTCTCGCTATTGCGCATTACTTGGGTGGGCGTCAGTTGTATTTGCCCCGTGACGATCGTTTGCAGCGCGCTCTACGCGATCACTTAATTTATGAGCGCTATCGCGGCCGCGCGAATCATGACAGCCTGGCGGCTGAGTATGGATTGACGACGATTCAGATTTACAATATTGTCGCCCAACAACGCAAGCTGCACACAGCCCGCATTCAGCCTCAGTTGTTTAGCTGAGCCTTTCGCTAAACTCTTAAATCCCCCCGCACACCCGCCGCCCTCTAATCTGACTCTAAATCAACCAGACATTTAGGATCAGACCATGGGGGCCAACATCAACGTCGTTTGCCGTGACATACCGCTGAGCTATTCATTGGCGTTTAGAAAGGCCGTCACCTTTGTTTTAATCAGCGAAGGCGCGCTTTATGCGGATGGTACACCTAAGCCCGATTTAGGGTATGTAAATGACCCAACCGATCCAGGTGGCGAAACTAAAGGCGGGATTTCAAAACGTGCATTCCCTCATCTCGATATCAAAAACCTCACACTAGAAAAGATCGTCAGTTTGTATCACGTGCGTTATTGGCGTGCTGCTCATTGTGCCGATTGGTCAGCGCCGGTTGCACTCATGGTGTTTGATGCAGCGGTGCAGCATGGCCCTGTCACTGCGATTGAACTGCTGCAAGAAATCTCAGGAGCAAAGCCAGACGGCAAGGTTGGCCCTCTGACTCGTGCCGCTGTTGCCTCCCGTGATAGTGGCTATCTCGTCAATCGCTATAGCCTTCGCCGCGCGCGCTTTTACGCTCGCATCATTACTAAAAACGCTTCTCAAACCCGCTTTATAGAAGGCTGGCACAATCGACTCGTGGATTTAGTCGACGGCGCCTGGACGTTTCTGTGAGCCGCTTTTTTGAGCTAATTAAATTAAGGAATTACCTATGTTGCCTTTATTAACCAGTCTTGCCTCTCTTGCTGTAGACCTCGGCCCCGCCGCGATTCGTGGTGTTGCGTCACTGTTTCGCGGTAGTGACACTGCGGAAAAAGTCGCCAGCGCGGTAGAAAAAGCCGATGCGGTGTTGGGGCTTAGCAAAGAATCTAAACAAGTAGCCGTTACACGCGAACTGCAAAACCTGCCGCCTGAAGCGGTGGTTGAGCTCGAAAAGCTCAAAATTGAGTTAGAGAAGCAAGTGACGCGTCGCCAAGAGCTGCAATTGTCTGACAAGCAAGCAGAACACCACGAAACCCAAGAAACAATTCGTGCTGGGGACACCGCTCAAGATGAAGTCGTTCGTCATACGCGCCCACTGATGGCGCGCCGCTCATTTTGGGTGATGGTGCTCTACATCATTGGTATGGAGGGCTTGAAAGCATTTGCATATGGCTCCGGCGCTGATTGGACGCTGGCAATGACATTAGGAACGCCTGCATTTGCTTATCTAGGTTTGCGAACTGTGGATGGCTTTGCGCCTTATTCCAAGTCATCGGGCGACAAAGTCACGAGCGCGATCGCCAATGTTATCAAGGGCCGCAAATGACGGATTTCTTAGACAGAGCTTCAGACCAGGAAGAGTTTTTCCGCAATACGTCAATAGCGCAAGCAAGGTCAAGGGCTCAGGAAGAGCCCGACGAAGACGAGCATGGTCGCTATTGTCTGGATTGCACTCAGATTATCCCACTTGCGCGAGTTGCTGCTGTTAATGCGGTTCGCTGTATCCATTGTCAGACAACGCGAGAGAAAAAATGATCGGCGAAGTATTAGCAAAATATTGGGCGATGATCTGGGCGCTTATTACCACTATCGGTCTCGTCATCATGGCGTTACTCAGTAAGACATACGCCAAACAGGAGACCGTGGTTACGCTTCAGCAAAAGGTAAACAGCCTAGAAGATGTGGTGAGGCAGCTACCAAAGGAACGGGAGTTACATGCGCTCAACATTGAAATAGCAGGGCTGCGTGGTGAATTGCAATCCCTCGTACCTCGCCTAGATCAAGTGCAAAAACTATCCGATTTGCTGTTAGAAAATGAACTCAAAGAGAGAAAGAACCCATGATGCAAGATCTATTAAATCAGGACCAACGCTTGTGTTTGCTGCGTTCGCTCAACGATTGCGGCGGCAATGCTAATGATTCAGTTCTACAGGACTGCCTCGATCAATATGGTCACACAGTAACTCGTGACGTGATCAAAACACATTTAGTGTGGATGAAAGAGCAAGGCGTCGTATCTCTTGTTGATTTGTCCGGCTGCTACGTTGCTACATTAGCGCAACGTGGTTACGAACACATTGAAGGTCGTTCAGTCGTGCCAGGCATTAAACGGGCGCGACGCGTATGACTATTGAAAAGCGTACTCGTGGCCGTCGCTCTAAAGTCGACCTGTTGCCGAGCGAGATCAAAGAGCAGCTGAATGCCATGCTGCGTGATGGTCGTTTAGAACAGACAGAAGTACTTGAGATCGTTAATCAGAAGATCGACAAAGCAGGCCTTAAAGAGGCAAAGCTGTCTCGCTCTGGTCTAAATCGCTACGCCGCGCGCATGGAACAAATCGGTTCCCGTATCCGTGAGATGCGCGAAGTGTCAGAGGTGTGGGTATCTAAGTTAGGCAACGAACCAACGAGCGACGTGGGTAAGTTGCTCCAAGAAGCCGTGCGCACCCTCGCATCAGAAACCTCGTTTGCATTAATGGAATCCGGTGAGCCAGTAGAACCTAAAGCGCTGAATCAATTGGCCATGGTTGCCCAGCGCATTGAAGCCGCCGCCATGACAAGTCATAAGCGCGAGAAAGAGATTCGTATGGCTTATGCCGCAGAAGTAGCTGATACGTTATCAGATGAATTACGCGGCCAAGACGGCATGAGCGAGCAGCTTGAAGATCGTATTCGCGGCATCTTATTGGGTAAGGCGTAATGTCTAAAATAAAAGTTTTGATGCCTCTTGATCATCCAAAGAAAATCAATCTCGCTGAAGAGATGGAAATCTACGGTGTTGATGTGCCTCAAGACATGGCGGACGCTCAACCAGAGACTGAACCAGTCTTTTTGGGCTATCAACAACGATGGTTTGAAGATGAAAGCCAAATAATGATTGGCGAAAAAACTCGCCGTTGCGGTTTGACCTGGGCGGAAGCCGGACGCAACGTAGTTAATGCAGCAAAGCCTCGTAGTCGTGGTGGGTGCAATACCTTTTATGTAGGCTCAAAACGCGAAATGGCGCTTGAGTATATAGCGGCCTGTGCCTTGTTTGCCCGCGCATTTAACGAGTTAGCAGAAGCGGATGTTTACGAACAAACATTCTGGGACGAAGGTAAGAAAGAAGAAATTCTAACTTACATGATCCGATTCCCTAAAACGGGAAGGAAGATACAAGCGCTTAGCTCTAGGCCTAGCAACTTACGTGGTTTGCAAGGCGACGTCGTTATCGATGAAGCGGCCTTTCATGAATCATTAGAAGAACTGCTTAAAGCCGCTTTGGTTTGATCATGTGGGGGAACAAAGTTCGCCTTATCAGCACGCATAATGGCGTAGACAACGCGTTCAATGAGTACATTCAAGAAGCCCGTGAAGGTAAAAAAGATTACAGCGTTCACCGCATTACACTTGATGACGCCATCGCGGACGGTCTGTACCGCCGTATCTGCTTCGTTACAGGGCAAATATGGTCACCAGAAGCAGAGAAGAAATGGCGCGATGGTCTCTATAAAAATGCGCCCAATAAAGAGTCCGCCGATGAAGAATACGGCTGCGTACCTAAAAAATCTGGAGGCTCTTATTTAGGCCGTGTACTGATCGAACAAGCCATGGTGGCCGATCACTCTATCCCAATTATTCGTTATGAAGCGCCAGCCGACTTTATGACCTGGTCGCCATCCATGCGCGAAGCTGAGATGAATGATTTTTGTAACGAGCATCTCTTGCCACTACTAAATAAGCTAAATCCAGAACACCGCCATACCTTCGGTGAGGATTTTGCACGACGTGGCGATTTAACTGTCTTCGTCCCACTGGCCAAACGTTCAGACTTACGAAAGCGAACGCCCTTTGTTGTTGAGTTGCGAGACCTGACATACGAGCAGCAAAAGCAAGTCATGCTGTTCATCACTAAACGACTTCCTCGCTTGAGTGGTTTAGCTTTCGATGCAACAGGGAACGGCGGCTACTTAGCAGAGCAAGCAGCGATAGAGTTTGGTACAGAAATGGTGGATCAAGTCATGCTGTCAGCGGGCTGGTACCAAGAATGGATGCCTAAATTAAAAGCCGAATTTGAATCCTTTAACATGGAAGTACCACGCCATCAAAACATCCTAGACGATTTACAGCATATCAAAGTCGTGAACGGTATCCCTGCAATTGATAAGGGCCGTACTAAAGATGAAGGCGCAAACGACTCAAAAAGCAAACGCCACGGTGACTTCGCGGTTGCTCTAGCAATGGCAAACCGAGCGGATTACATGGAAGGTGGTGAAATCGACTTCACCTCTCTACCAGACAGGGTAAGCCGCTGGGGTGAAGGCTCAGAGCATGACGATTATTCAGACCAAGATCAATTTGAAGGGGCATGGTAATGCTAGTTGATATTTACGGGCAGCCGTTAAAATCGGAGCCCAAAGAACTGCAAACTTATGATGATAGAGCCCAAATTGCCGGGCTCTATCAACATTTTTCAGATCACCCCAGTCGTGGACTCACACCAACAAAACTCGCAGGCATCATGGCAGAAGCCGAGCGTGGCAACCTGGTGAGTCAATGTGAACTGGCCGAAGACATGGAAGAAAAAGACGGTCATATCTTCAGTGAGTTACAGAAGCGCCGCCGAGCCTTACTAGGTTTAGACTGGCAGATCGTGCCGCCTCGTAATCCATCCAAAGCCGAATTGGCTGATGTCGCCATGCTCACCGAGCTGATGGAAGACCGTACCGATATTGAGAATATCGTATTCAATATGTCAGACGGTGTATTAAAAAGCTTTGCGAACCAAGAATTGGAATGGCAGACCATTGAGAAGATGCGCATACCCCAATGCCATTGGCGTGATCCGGCATGGTTTCAGACGAATCCAAACGATCGTAACGAACTGCGCTTACGAGATGGCAGTTATGAAGGTGCAGAGTTGCAGCAGTTTGGTTGGATAACCCATAAGCATGCGGCAAAATCTGGCTATGTGGGTCGTTCAGCATTGGCCCGCGTTTTGTTTTGGCCATACCTGTTTAAGAATTTTTCAGTACGTGACCTAGCGGAGTTTCTGGAAATTTACGGCCTGCCGTTGCGCCTTGGTAATACCCAACAGGAGCAAGCGAAAAAGAAAAAGCCACGTTACTAAGGGCTGTAATGTCCATAGGCCATAACGCGGGCGGCATCATTCCGCGTGGCATGGACATTGATTTCCAAGAAGCCGCAAAAGGGTCGAGTGAGCCCTTCAAAGTGATGATGGACTGGTGCGAAAAGACACAATCCAAAGCCATTCTAGGTGGCACACTCACCAGCCAAGCAGATGGAAAGAGTAGCACCAACGCACTAGGTAATGTGCATAACGAAGTGCGCCAAGAATTGCGGGACGGTGATGCGAAACAGATAGCAGCGACGCTGACACGAGATCTGATTTATCCGATGTATGCATTGAACGGTCGCAGTTTCAGTGGCCCGCACCGTATTCCGCGTTTTGAATTTGATTTGAGTGAACCGGAGGATATCGAAACCTACGCACGTTTTATTCCTGCGATCGTTAAGATGGGTGTACCTGTGCCGGTTAGCTGGATTACGGATAAGTTGCAGATTCCTGAGCCACAAAATGGTGAGCCAGTCCTAGGGCAAAAGGCACAGCCAGAGAAAGAAACGCAAAGCGAGCCGGAGCAAACGGCACTGGCGGCGCTCAAAGCGGGATCGGTACATAGCGATCAAGACGACCTAGATCAGGCGTTGGAAGAACTCACCAAAGGCAACTTGTCTGAGTCCCTAGCCGATATGGTTGCTCCATTATTATCGTTGGCCGCTTCGGCTCCTGATGATCTAGAAGCGAAGCTACAAGCCCTTTGGCCAGAGATGGATTCGGATGCGCTCGCCGATCGCTTGGCTAAGATATTCTTTGTTGCAGAGTTGTGGGGCATGACCCATGCCTAATTTAGATCTGAAAGCGGCGTTCGACATGGAGCCAAAGGACGCCGTGGCCTACTTTCGATCTAGAGGCTACCAGATCACTGACGACTGGCATGACATGTGGCAAGGCGCTCACGCACGCGCTTTCACCGTGGCCAAAGCGTCTAGTATGGATGTGTTAGAAACCATTCGTGGGGAGCTAGATACGGCATTGGCCAGCGGCATGACGCCCCGAGACTTTGCCAAGAACCTACAGCCCTTGTTGGAGAAGAAGGGATGGTGGGGGAAAAAAGTTCTTGAGGATGGCCGAGAGGTGCAGCTTGGTAGCGCCTATCGTCTGAACACCATCTTTCGTGTCAATACTCAGACAGCTTACATGGCTGGACGCTACCGTCGCCAACTTTCTGGCGTAGAGACTCGCCCCTACTGGATGTATGTCGCGATACTCGATGGCAACACCCGCCCAGAGCATAGAGCATTAAATGGAAAGGTCTTCCGTTGGGATGATCCTATTTGGCAATACTTATACCCACCAAACGGTTGGGGTTGTCGTTGTCGAGTGCGCGCATTGACAGAACAGCAAGTGCGGCGCATGGGCGTCACTGTTGAAAAAGGCGATGACTACATTAAGACTTTTGAGCGTGAAATCGTCAGCCAATCGACAGGGGAAGTGAAAACCGTCGAGCACATGCGAGTTGATCTTCCAGATGGTGGCTCTATGTCACCGGATATTGGTTGGGCTTATAACCCAGGTGTAGCGGCTTACGGAACAGACCAGGCCATTGCAAAAAAGATAGGCTCTATCAAAAGTTCGGAGCTGCGTAGCCAGCTGATACAGACGTTAAACAACGCCCCAGAGCGTCAGCGTCAATTTGCTATATGGGCCCAGGATGTACTTGAGAAGCGCAGACCTGGACATGGCGTGCAAACCGTTGGCTTTATGCCAGAGCGTTTGGCTCAATTGCTAACCGCTCGTTTGGGAGTGGAGTCGGCACGTCTAATGGTCGTCAATGAGAAACAGCTAGTACATTCCGATAGCGACAAGCATAGAAAAATGGGGACAGCGCTTTCTCATGAGCAGTTGGTCAGTATTCCTACAATGCTCGCGACGCCCGAAGCTGTATTAATAGAAACGCAAGGCGGGAAAGATATTTTGTTTGTCTATCCTGGCAATGGTAAGAAGGTAAAAATCGTCCTGCGGCTTGATCACGATCTAAAAAAGCAACAGCAAAAACTAGACGCTGTGATTAACGTTTTTACTGTGAGTAAGGAAGACTTACTAAAAACAGGAATGTACGAAGTAATTGATGGTGAACTTGGAGAGAGATAAGCGCGAAGTGGTGGGAGTCGAACCTCACATCAAGTAGAGACTGGTCTCCACTCGCATTACCAAATTATGCGTACACCAAGCGCTTAAAATGAGTATAAACAATGACCAGTAATAATGCCATTCAGATACAACACAATACCGCTGAGATTTTGTCCGCGTTCAATCGATTGTTGGAGCGATCTGATAATCTAGCGCCAGTCATGCAAGCGATTGAAGGCGTGCTGGCGGATGCGTCAGAGCGTGCTTTTGATGAAGAATCCAGTCCAAATCATGACCCATGGCAAAATCTGACCGAGTTTACTAAAAGCCAACGTAAGAACAAAGGTTACTGGCCAGGGCAAATCCTACAGCGATCAGGGCGACTTGCTGCCAGCATCGAAACCGACTCCGATGACCTCACCGCGAGCATTGGTACCAATGTGGTCTATGCCGCCATTCAACAGTTTGGTGGTAAGACCAGCCCCAAAAGCATGATCCCCAACAAAGAGATCGTTGCTCGCCCATTTATCGGACTAGGGTCGGAGGATGAGTACGATATTTTGGATGTACTGATAGACTACCTCTCAGTGCTAAATTAATAATGCAAATTTGGTTGTAATCGCTGACACTAAGAAAGCCTTAAATAACTGCGAGAAAATATAGAATGAAAGAGCCTAACTTAGACAAAGTATATACGTTGGTATATTCACTAGAAATTTTGGGTGAATCCGAGGTAATGATCTATGGCGAAAGTCCCGCTGAATTATACAAAATTGAAGATCAAAAACTTTTAAGTACTAAGTTCAATTTGATTGTAAACAAGTATCCCGAGACGGGCTGTCATGTTGAAACGATTACAATTGAAAAACCTAAATATTGGTATTGCCTTCCAGGCATGTCTGTTGAGAATAAAGACAGGTCGAAAATTAAAAAGCTAGAGCGGTTCAACGAACTATATGAGCTATACGTTACTGGAGCGCAGTCCTTTGAGAATAATAATTTACATCTGCAAGAATTGATTTTTCTCTACTGCGGTGGATTGAAAGATGACCTTACTAGTGATCAGCATTCTTGGGCTTTAGAAAATCTTCCATTTACACAAGGCTGTTAGCAGCTCTCAGAGCGCCTTTGGCGACCAAGGGCGCACCATTCATACCTTTTTTGAGTGTTTCGGCTTTATAAATCGTTTATAAATCCTGTAGGCTAGCAATTCGGCTCTCTTATTCGCCGACATATCTCCTTATGCCATAAAAGTGGGTGTTTTCCGCTAAACCCTTAAATCTCCCTCCCGCTCCATACCGCCGTATCTTGGCGGTATGGAAACGAAACGTAATGCCTCATCCCTCGCTGTCTTGAGCAGCACTAAACCGGCTGATGAAGTTGGCTTTGCCGCACTGTCACTTCAGCCAACAGCAGACGGTTGGTATCAGCTTCTGCCTGCGGGTCATTTTAAGGCCGTTGATGGTCGCCCATTTGATGTGACGGGTGGTCAATGGTTCTTGGATGAGCCTACGGCGCTGTCATTGATTGCCGATCTTAAGTCTCGCGTTAATCCGACGGTTATCGACTATGAACACCAAACGCTATTAGCTGACCAAAACGGACAGCCTGCACCAGCCTCTGGATGGATCAAAGATGCTCAATGGCGTGAGTCCGGTTTATGGATTAAAGCGGATTGGACAGCTCGTGCATCTGAGTACATTAAAGGTGGTGAATATTGTTACCTGTCTGCCGTATTCCCTTACGACAAACAAACCGGCAAACCCCTGTCGTTGCACTCTGCTGCGTTAGTAAATCGCCCAGGTCTCGACGGGTTAAATGGTGTCGCGCTTCGTTCCCTTCATATTCATCCAATTCAACCAGCTCACCCAGACCAACAAGAGGAATCTCTGATGGATCGTAAACTACTGATCAAACAATTAGGCCTTGCCGACGATGCAACTGACGAGCAAATCACAGCAGCATTAAAAGAAGCGGTAGCCGATCAAGCGGCACTTAAAGCTTCTCAAGCTGAGTTGACTGCATTAAAAGCAGCAACACCTGCCGCTGGTGCATCAGTTGACCTTTCGAAATATGTGCCGATTCAGGTTGTCACGGATATGCAAAGCGAACTCGCTGCATTGTCAGCTCAAGTTCAAACCGGCGGCTTAGACAAATTAATTGACGATGCAAAAGCAGACGGTCGTTTACTTCCAAGTATGGAATCGTGGGCTCGTGACTTGGGCAAAGTCAACTTTGCGGCACTTAAGACCTTCATTGATAAAGCCAAACTGATGACCGCCCTAAAAGGTCAACAAGCAGGCACGGAAACACCACCACCTAAAAACGATAAACATGGCTTAACAGCAGAAGAGCTGGAAGCGGCCGCGCTCACAGGTCGAACACCAAAAGAATACGCGGCTTTAAAAGCACAGTAGTCAGTTAAGAGCTGAGTTAACCCTTACGATTTATTAGATAAACAGGAGCCCAACATGGCTATTGTCACCCCAGCAATTGTTACAGCGCTTTACACGTCTTGGCGAGATGATTTCAAAAACGGCGTTGAATCTGCAAAGCCTCAATGGTCTCAAATTGCAACAGAAGTGAAGTCCTCCAGTAAGTCAAATACGTATGGCTGGCTAGGTAAATTCCCGAAGATGCGCGAATGGATTGGTGATCGCGTCATTAACTCTATGCAGGCCCATGGCTACACCATCACCAATAAAACATTTGAAAGCACCGTTGGTGTGGATCGAGACGACATTGAAGATGACAACGTCGGTGTCTATACCCCCATCTTTGAAGAAATGGGACGTACGTCTGAAATTCAACCGGACGAATTGATATATGGATTGCTCAGCGCCGGTACCAGCACATTATGTTACGACGGCCAAAACTTCTTTGATACCGATCACCCCGTTTACCCAAATGCTGATGGCACTGGTACAGCGGCGTCTGTATCAAACTGGGATGATAATGCAGGCTCTGGTACGCCTTGGTATGTGCTGGATACGTCCCGTGCAATCAAGCCCTTGATTTTACAAAATCGTCGAGCGCCCGCTTTTCAATCTATGACCAAGCTTGATGACGAGCATGTGTTTACTGCCAACGAGTTTCGCTTTGGTGTGGACTGTCGTCGTAACGTGGGCTTTTCGTTTTGGCAATTAGCGTATGGCTCCCGTAAAGAACTGAACGCTGACAATTTGTGGGCGGTTATTTCTGCAATGCGTGAATTCAAAGCGGACGGTGGTCAAAAGCTGGGGATTAAACCCACCAAACTGATTGTTCCTGCTTCTTTGGAGAAGCAAGCGACTCGCATGTTAGAGCGTGAGCTAGACAGCAACAGCTCTAACGAGCTGAAAGGCAAGCTGGAGCTTGTGGTCGCGGATTACTTATAAGTAGCCCTTCGATTTGGTGGGCTGCGTGCCCGCCAAATCCCTTTAACCCCATTCAGTTGGAGAGGTCAATGATATGCAAGTCACAATCAAATCAAGCATTAAGGGGTTTCGTCGTGCGGGTATGGCGCACTCCAAAGAGTCTGTTACCCATCCTGACGGCACATTCACGCCAGCCCAAATTAAACAGCTTCAGGCCGAGCCGCGTCTTACTGTCACTATTAAAGGTGACACATCGGACGCAGCGGATTCGTCAAATTCGAATTCAGTCGTACAAGGGCCCATGGACGCGGAACGCCTTCGTGAATTGGTAGGACATATCGCAAGCCTGGACAAAGAAGATGCCGCGCTTTGGAAGCAGGACCAAACCCCTAAAGCGGATGCGTTCCCAAAAGGCACCTCGGCAGACGAACGGGCAGCGGCTTGGGAGGCCTATCTCGCTCAGCTAGACAGCACTGAATCCAGCATTGAATCGGGTGCTGAATCTAGCACTGAATCAAATGGTGTTGGAGCGTAATCATGTACTGCACACGAGACGATTTGATTGAACGATTCGGCACAACAGAGATTGAAGATCTGGAGTATGGCCGCCCCAATGCGGTAGCCGAAGCATTGACCGATGCTACGGGTTTTATCAATGGCTATTTGGCTTCGCGTTACCCGCTGCCGTTAACCGCTGTGCCGACTTTACTCAAACGAATCGCTCGTGACTTGGTGCGTTACTCACTCGACAACGATCCATCAGAAGTAATTAGCAAGCGTCGTGATGAGGCAGTGAATTATTTGAAGGGGCTTTCTAAAGGCGAAGTGACGCTGGGTTTGCCTGTGGAGTCCGAACCGGACTCATTAGATACCGCTGAAATCCAATCCGACGGTCATGTTTTTCGTCGCACCGATAAGAGCTTTATCTGATGGACTTGCTGAACGAGATTGAAGCTCGGTTGAAGAGCATAGACCAGGACGTTATTTACCGCACGGATGCGGTGCTGTCGCTCGATACGGCGATGGATCAAAGTCGACAGTCTGGCGTGTATGCCTACATAGTGCCGCTGGCTGAGCGCCCAAACCCCAGCGACATTATGTCTGGCCCTGTGCGTCAGTTAGTTGTCGATGTATTTGGTGTGCTGTTTGTCGTCAACACACCAAACGACACGCAAGGTAAACGCAGTTTGGAAAAACTCACTACTGCAAGAAAAGAAGTGCGTGAGCTGCTCCAGGGGTGGCAACCAGACAGCGCGACTGCCCCATGTGAGCGCGTAGCATCGGACATCATGAAGATGCAAAAAAGCCAAGTGTTTTGGCTGGATCGCTACACCACGCAACACATTGAAACGGCAATTATTTAGAAATTATTCGGGAGTTACCCATGGCTATTTCTGCTCGTAAAAAACTGATTCTTGGCAAGCTAGAGGGCAACTATGGTGTTGACTCTGGCCCACTTGGTGCGAATGCGCTGTTAGCGTCCAACGTGACTATTTCAGCATTGGAAGCGGAAACCGTAGACCGCGAATTACTGAAGCCATACCTTGGCGCAAGCTCAGTATTCCACGTGGGTGAACACATCACCTTGTCATTCAACATTGAAAACCAATCGTTTGGTACCGACGCCAGTGCACCGGCGTTTGCTGACCTGTTGCGCGCGTGTGGCATGAGTGAAACGTTGATTACAGAAGTGGGCAGTGAAGCCGCTGTTTATGCCACGCGCTCAGAAGAATTTGAAAGCGTTACCCTCTATTACTATGAAGACAATATTTTGCACAAAGTCCTTGGCTGTCGCGGTACGTTTGGTTTTGGACTAGAGCCAAACACACTAACCAAGCTTGCGTTTAATTTCACCGGCTTGTATGCGGGCCCTGTCACCGAGTCTGCTCCGGTACCGGATTGGTCAGCTTTTCTTGATCCAACGCCTGTTTCGCCTCGCAACACGGCTAATTTCAGCTTGCACGGCATCGCGGGCGAAGCGCATAAATTCTCATTCGAGTTGGGGCACGAAGTGGCGTATGAAGCCCGTCTTACATCAGAGGAAGTCAAGATTGGGAGTCGCGCAACAACGGGCTCTATCACGATTGATGCGCCCGCATTGGCTACGATGGACTTCTTTGAGCGCGTACGCGCATCCACCATGGGCGGTTATCACATTGAACATGGCAAGACAAAAGGCAAAATCGTCGAGTTCGACGCGCCTAACGTGCAGCTGCTCACTCCTAAATACGGCGACGCAAATGGCACAACCACTATTGAAATGGGTATGTCATTTGTGCCGCTCATTGGCAATGACGAATTCACTCTGACGTACCGCTAATTTTCCCACTCTAGATTTATAAGGAACTAACCATGTTTGTATTAAAAACTAACCCAACTGTCGTCTGGCCTGTCGATATTGGTATGCCTGCAAATGGCGGCAAGCTGCAAATTATCCCTGTCAACATTACCTACAAGTTGATTCCACAGGAAGAATACGATCGTTTAAAAGTCAGTGACTTTGATTTGCTTCGCGTCGTTGTTGTTGGCTGGGGCGATGAAGATTTTGGTGCTCAAAGCGCCGATGGCGAGACGCAAGATGTTATGCCGTATTCGCCTGAAAACCTCAACCGCTTAATTGCTTTCCCGTTTGTTCGGTCTGGATTAATCACCGGTTTTTGGGAAGCGCAAGCAGGCATCGAAAAAAACTAACCGAGGCGGTGGCGCATTGGTTTGATGCGCCATCGCCAAGCGACAACGCTGCCGTGCTGGCAGATATGCGTGCCGCTGGTGCGCCAGACGAGGTGCTGATGCAATTTGAAAAGCAGCGCCAACAGCAAGAGCGCTTTGATGTGCTTCCGCAAAATTGGACGGCACTTGAGTGGTTTTTAGCAGTGTCGGATCTATGGCGCTGGCGCTCGCCAAAACTGTGCGACGGTTTTGATTGGCTACAAATCGAAGCCGAATCACGACTTAGTCAATGTCAGTATTCGAAAGACGATTTCAAAAAACTAAAATACATGGGCAATCATGCACGCAAGTTAATCAACGAGTCGCTGAATGAGTAGTAATCTAAATCTCAAATTAGTCCTGGTCGCCGACAATACTAAGTTGGTCTCAGGCGTCAATCAGAGTGCAGACAGTGTCAAAAAGTTGGATACGACGATTGATGCAGCGGGTAAATCTGCCCGTGACATGGGAGCGCAGACGCAAGCCGCGGGGGCGAATGCCCGTGATGGTTTGCGTGTTGTGCATGCACCGGCGCAACAAGCGACTCAACATATTAATGACGCTACCATGGCGTCACAGTCGTTTGGCTCCAACACCGCATCCTCTTCTTCTCAAGCGGCCAGCGGCCTAGATCGTGTCCAGCGATCTGGCGACAACGTTAACACCACATTACGCACCATGGCCAAAGCGGCCGCAGGTGCATTTGTTGCGCTGCAAATTGGTAATCAGCTCAGTCAAATGGCCGAGCAATTGTCTGCGTACCAGGACATGCGCACCCGCCTGACTGAGTTATCCGGCTCAGCTCAAGCGTATGGCGAGAACGAACGGTATCTGATCGACTTATCCGATACGCATCATAAAAACCTACTTGTCTTAGCAAACTCGTACTCTCGTATTCTCACGCTAGAAAAAGCCGGTCTAACGACCAGAGCGCAAGCCCGTCAATTGCTAGAAGGTTTATCTAATGCGTCATCAGCATTGGGAGCATCCAGCGCGAATTTAGAGCAAAGTCTTTATGGGATTGCTCAGGGTATGTCCGCTGGCATATTACGTGCGGAAGAACTGAATCAGGTTACTGAGCCATTGCCAGGTCTATTGCAAGAATTGGACAGAGCGGCAGGGCTTAGTGCTGGAGGTTTTAGAGAGCTGGTTGGGGCGCAAAAAGTCACTAGTGACATGTTCCGCGACACGCTTATTACGGCACTGGCCGCTTATAATGGTGCGTCTGAGCGGACGGCTAATAACTTAACGGCTAAATATAACGACTTAGAAACCGCCCGCATTAAAATGGCGGCGGCATTTGAACAACCAATCAATGACAGCTTGGGCTCTGTGCTCGATGGCACCACCGCCGCTATCGATTTTATGTCTGAAAATGCAGACGAGCTAATCACGACACTCGAAGTGTTGGCGACGGTTTTAGGTGCGCGTGTTGTTGTTGCATTGGGTGCGGTAACACAAGCCAAGCTTGCGGAAGTTGTCGCCACTAGAGCCAAAATTGCCGCCGATTTACAAGCGGCTGTTGCCGCCGAGAAGCTAGCAAAAGCGGATTTACTGGCCGCGCAAGCAGCGGCACAAAAAGCTCAGCGAGTCACTGCCGCGTCCGTTGCCTCTGTCGCTGCCGCGCGAAATATGGAGGCGGCAACTCGTCAGTTGTCTCGTGCCGAAGCCGCTCATGCTGCCACGTTAACGACGGTCGCAACAGCGGCGCAACGAGCCAATATTGCATCTCGCGCTTTGGCTGGCGGTATGGCGTTGTTAGGTGGCCCGTTAGGATTGCTTATTACGGCGGGTTCCGCGCTGGCTATCTTTGCTATTAATTCGTCTGAGGCGGCAGGCAAAGCGGGCGAGCTTGATGGTGAAATCGCTAAGTTGGCCGACAGCTATCGTACTTTAAACGCGGCTCAGTTAGAGCTGAAGCTGATTGATCTAGACGCTGATATTGCAAAGCTAAAAACCATTAATGACGGACAGTCTGCTGGGCAAAAAGCCCTCCAGTCACAGCTTAATGGCGGTGCGGCTATCTTTCAAACAGCGGTTAATGATCAGATTCAAGTCGTTAAAGACAGTAACAAAGAGCTCGATGCAGCGGTGCAGTTGCGCCAGGATATCATGGCACGCATTAATGAGCTGAAGAACCCAGCGAAAAGCGATCCTGTAGATACACCAACAACGGCTAACAACAATAAAGACGAACTGGCGGCATTAGAGGCCTCTTTATATACGCAAGAACAAACCATTGCTGCCGCGTATCTGCGTCGTCAGGCCATCATTGATACGGCATTAGAAAATAAGCAAATCAGCGAAGCGCGATACGATGAGTTGAGCCTGCAAAATTCGCTCAAAAATGGTGAGGACCTGGTTAAGCTGGCAAACCAAAATCGTCAGAATGCACTCACTCAACAGCGTGCCCAAGAGATTGCCGAAGCGCAGGGTTTTCAGTCTATTGTTGAGCAGCAAGAAGCGTCCCATCAAGATCGACTCAAACAGATTCGTGAGCAAAAAAAACAAGCAGCATTGCAGCAACAGCGCCAAGCAGAGCTGATTGCTATCCAGGGATTTGACTCGCAAGAAGAATATCAAGCGGCACTTCATCAGCAACGTCTCGCTGATTTAAAAGAACGCATTGCATTAGATGCGGTGCGATCACGCCGCGAAAAAGAGCTGCTTGAAGTGCAGGGTTATCACTCCAGAGCTGAGGCAGAAGAAGACCAGCATCAGAAACGCCTTGTTGACATACAGAAACAGAAAGAAAAAGAAGCAGTTGAAGCAAAGTATACAGCGGCTGGTACCACTGCTGAAATATTTGGCAATTTGTCACAAGTCATGGCCGAAGGCAGCAAAAAGGACTTCGAAAACTCTAAGAAGTTAGCGATCGTACAGGCGACAATTAACGGTGCTATTGCAGCAACTAAAGCCTTTGCCCAGGGCGGGATTTTAGGTCCTGTCCTTGCTGTCTCTATTGCTGCATTGACTGCTATGCAAATTGGTAAAATCAAAGCACAAGAATACCAGGGCATTGCTCACGGCGGTATGACCAATGTGCCGACCGAATCCACTTACCTGTTGCAAAAAGGCGAGCGCGTTTTGTCACCTAATCAAAACCAAGACTTCACTCGTTATATCCAAAACCAACGCGCAGCCAACGACAGTTCGAACACTACAGCGCAAGCCGCTGCATCGCCAACGGTTGTGCAGGTGACGTTCCAAATACAAACAAATGATGCTGCGAGTTTTAACAGCAACTTGGTGCGCTCCAGCCGAACTATTGAGTCCATCATTAAGCAAGCCATGTCATCGAATGCAGGTCGTCTATGAAGCAGTACCCTACATCCCCTGAATTTTCTAAAGTCCAAATCGAACTCATTGACCCAACATTGGTGACGGATGCCAATCGTCCGCGCTCGCAGTCTCGCAAAGTCGGTGCGCCTCGCTGGAAAATTACAGGCGAGTATTCGCTATTAACTCGCGCTGAGCATGCGCCATTGGCTGCGTTTAAAGCGGCTATGCGTGGGCGTTTCAGTCGCTTTACATTGATTGTACCGATCGAGTCCTATAGCGCTGGTACCGTGACTGGTACCGTGACTGTGTCGAATAATATTGAATCCGGTCATCTTATTGTGCCTGTCTTAATCAGCGGTGCGTTGGCCATCAATGACTACATTAAGTTCGCTAACCACGACAAAGTTTACTCTCTTGCCGAAGCGTCTAGCGAGGGACAGATAACACTAACCACTCCGCTTGAATTCCCCGTCACCATTGGCGAAACCGTCATTTACAACGATGTTCCATTTACCGTGGCGTTTGCAGAGGATGATCTTTCGTACTCGATCCAGAAAGGCAACTTACGATCGTTTAGCGTGAGTTTTGAGGAGCGCTTATGAGCCTGACGCCTGAATTAATCGCATATCTAAAGAGCGATGAATTGGACTTTGCCAATATCATTACGATTGAACTGCCGAGCGGTGATGTTTGCCTTAGCGACTATTATCGAGACATTGAATTTAACGGTCGAAACTACGGTGCCGGTTCAGTCGTAAATGGTATTAGTTCTATCAAAGAGACCTCAGATATTAAAACTGGCTCCATCTCCATTGCCTTGTCAGGTATTGGTCAAGACATTGGTCAGCTAGTCCTAAATGGTTCGTACTTGAATTCCCCCGTAACGTTTCAGCGTGTTTATTTCAATGCAAACACCGACATCGTTGGTGCGATCACATTGTTTTTTGGTCGTGTCTCTGATGCGCCAATCAGTGAGTCTAACGAAGAAGCTGTGGTGAATTTCGAATGCTCCAGCCATTTTTATGATTTCGAGCGCAAATCAGGGCGTAAGACAAACAGTAACTCGCAACAGCGCTTATTCCCTTCTGATAAAGGGTTTGAGTTTGCTGGCACGGAAACACAAGACATCAAGTGGGGGCGCGCGTAATGGGTTTTTTATCCAAAATATGGCGTGAAGTTAAGCGTGTAGCTAATGATGTCGTAGATGTTGTTGATGATGTTATCACGTGGGCCGAAGGCCTCTTAAATCCCAAAATGCCCGACGCTCCTGACGGTATTACTGGTGTTTTGCTAAACACAGCGGCGTCAAATGCATCGTTGCCTGTCATTTACGGCACACGTAATGTTGGTGGCTCACGTGTGTTCATGACGACAGGTGGGGATAAAAACAAGTATCTCTACATCATTTTAGTGTTGGGCGAAGGTGCTTTAACTGCTGTTAGAGACATTGAGATCAACTCAAAGCCGTTGGCGGATTTTGGTTCTAAAGCGCGTATCAATATTCATCTTGGTGCAGACAATCAGGCGGCAGATGCCAACTTTGTTGCAGAATTACCGAACTGGACGGCTCAACACACATTAAGCGGTGTGGCGTATTTGGCGTGTCGCTTTGAGTATGATTCCGATTTATTCAGTGGCGTGCCTACCGTGACGGCTGTCGTTGATGGTCGGGCGTTGTTCGATCCACGAACCGGTATTACAGCGTTTAGCAACAATCACGCATTGGTGACGTTAGATTATTTGCGCAACCGTCGCTATGGCGTCGCTGTTGCAGATGCTGAAATCAATTTTGAGGCATTTAAACGCTCTGCTGATATTTGCGATGAGGTCAGTGCGTCTAGTACAAACAGCAGCGTGATGGTTAAGCGCTGGGCGTGTAATTACGTGCTATCAACTGATAAGACACGTCTAGAAAACGTGAAATACCTAGTATCCGCATGTCGTGGCTTTCTGCCGTATCAGAACGGCCAGTACGCATTAACGATCGTTAATGATGACAGCGTGGTGTTTGATTTTGATGAGGGTCATATCGTTGGTGAGATTTCCATTCAGCCGCCCTCTAAACGTTCTCGCAACAATCGCGTCATTGTTAAGTTCGTTAATCCAGACAGAAACTGGAAAGAGGATGAAGTGGCATGGCCTGCTGATGAGGCTCTGTATCAGCAGTTCTTAGCGGAAGACAATTACATTGAAATGGAAACATCACTGACGCTCGAAAACATTACCAACGCGCACCAGGCGATGGATCTAGCGCGGCAGGCGTGTTTAGAAAGTCGTCGATCCACAGCGGTATCGTTTACAGCGACACAAGAAGCGCTGTCGGCCTATGTTGGTCGTGTTGTCTCTTTGTCTTATGGAGCCCTGGGATTTGATAAGCGGTTGTTTCGCGTCGAGAGCCGAGATATCTCATCAGAAGTCACTATACAGGTGTCACTTGTTGAGTTTGATGCCGAGATTTATCCATGGGCGGACCTGCCTGACTTAGACGATGTGCCGAGCGTATCGCTGCCTGACCCGCTCAACTTGCCTATTATTACAGGGCTTGCATTTTCGCCCGCTGATTATAACTCGGTGCTATGCGGTGTTTTGTCCTGGGACGAATCGCCCACCGCTTACGTCGACCGTTACCGTGTTGAAGTTGTCAATAAAAGCTCAGGCGTATTAGTGTTTGCTACAACGGTGTCGTCATTATCTGTTCAGGTGCCGAATATGCTGGAAGGCGATTATCAAGCAATCGTGCGTGGTATATCGGTACTGAGTCGCACGCCAGCGGCCAGTGTAGATTTCAGCTTTAGTGTGCCAGCGCTAGATACTCCGACAAACTTAGAACAAGTTGGCTATTTTGATACGGCATTAACACTAGCCTGGCATGGTTCAAATTCCCCCGCTTTTGCTCGTTATCAAATCAGGCTAATCGACGACGTCGGCACTGTATTAAAAACTTTCACCAGCACAGAGCCGCGCTATGTAATCGAACTAGCGACATTTGAAAGCATGGATTTCCCGCGTGATTTTATCGCGTCTGTTGCGGCGGTAAATGTGGCGGGGGTTGTGTCGGATTACGTGTCGATCAGCATTAATAAAGTCGCCCCAGCCACTCCCCAGTCAGTCAATTTATGGGAAGGCGTTAATCAGGCCGAATTGATTTATACGCTGCCAGAATATGCGAATGGCGTCAGCGTCTGGCTAGACACAAATGAAGACGCTGAGCGAACCAGCAGCAATCTTGTTTATCGTGGTAATGACCTGCGAACAACATTAAGTGGTCTCACACCGGAAACAATGTACTACATCTGGATGGCGTGTTTCGACGCTTTTGGTGACGGGCCTGTTGCATCACTATCGTTCAACACGCTCGCAGATGCTGTAGCGCAAACGCTAAATGCACTGGATGTAATAACAGATCAGTTGCAGAAAAGTCAGCTGGAGACAATCGGTAAAGTTGATGCGCTAGAAACTGTCAATGTTGAGTTGACTGAACTGGCACGATTATCAATCGATAAAGTTGACATATTTGGTAATCGTCTAAATAAGTTAAACAAGCTAGATAAAATCGCAGCTGATGCAATATTAGAGTCTATTGTAAAAACGTCAGAAATAGAGCAAAAACAAGCCGTTTTTGAACACGCACGAGCACGATTGACTCATGAACAAACATTACTTGCAGATGAAGATCTGGCGCTTGCGGAACTGGTCACAAAACTAGATGCTGAATTTGAGGACAATAAGTCTAGTGTTAGTCAGCAACTCACGACGCTAGCTAACGCGGATCAAACGATCGCTCAGTCTGTTGCCGATCTAGATGCTGAGTTTAATGACAACAAATCGAGTATTAGTCAGCAGCTCACAACGCTGGCTAACGCGGATCAAACGATCGCTCAATCTGTTACGGATCTCAATACCGAGTTTGAGGACAACAAGTCTAGCGTTGGTCAGCAGCTGACAGCCCTGGCGAATGCGGATCAAACGATCGCTCAGTCTGTTACGGATCTCAATACCGAGTTTGAGGACAACAAATCGAGTGTTAGTCAGCAGCTGACAGCCCTGGCGAATGCGGATCAAACGATCGCTCAGTCTGTTACG